CTAGTCTTTCATTTTGGATAACTAATTTACTTCCGCCTACAACCTTACCATCTACTACGTCATATATGAAAAATACAGTTTTTGTAAGTCCCACACGAACAATTCTGCCGGGTTTGCCATCAATATATACAACATCATCTTCTTTGTAATCGGACCCAATAAACATAAACAGTGCCGCGGCAAGTTTTTCAATGCTTGATTTAAACATTAGAATTACTAATCCCGCTACGAACATCCAGACATATTTGCCTGTCATATCTTGTGCGGTTGATTCTAGTACCTGTTGAGATATTACGTGTGCTGTATTTGTATCCATAATCGTCTTTAGTTTATTAACACATAACATTTGTTAACAATCCAAAACAATTATATAATAAATATAAATATTAATTTATTTAATCCACTTTTGTTCTTTTAGAATATCATCAATCAATTCTTTTTCGGAACTATCCATTTCTTTATCAAATCTTTTCAATACTTCAGTCAATGGATATACTCTATCAGGAGATTCTTTTTGTTTTTCTTTTAGTTCTTGAATTACATCAACTATTTTAACAAGTGGAGACTTGAATTCATCAACTTTGTCTTTTGAAGCGAAGTTAGCCAATTCAAATGCATGTGGAGTTAATGCTTTTACCAAACTTAGTAATCCAGAACCAATCATATTAAATATACTAAATGCTGCACCAGCTGCTGGATGTACTGTTGCTAATATTCTTAATATAACAAATACCACAACAAATATGATAATTGCGGTCATTGCACTAACAAAGAACTTTTTTAAACCCCAAAATACAGCATTAAGACCAAACATACCACTCATAGCATCCAAAGTAGCCTTGCTTTGATCAGCTTCTTTTGCAATTTCTTTTGCTTTATCAGTCATTTGCCATAATTCATCGTCATACTTTTCTTTCAAAGCAGACTTTTCTTTTTGCAATTTGTTTATGATTTCGTCACGTTGTGATAGTAATTGATCACCCTTTTTTCTTTCCTCAGCAACTTGACTGTTTAATAAATCAACGGTAGCTTTTATACGTTTAATTTCATCTATGTGTGGTGATCCAACTATAGAAATTACACGTTCATTGAGTGATTTAGCAGTATCTACTTGTACTGACGGGTTTGTTACTTGACTTAAAGAGTGTTGAATACCTATAGACAAAGACGATGCTTGTACACGTTTGCCTTTTTCTACTTTTTCCAACTCTACCATCGTATTATCTACTTTGGCTTCTTGTTTAGCAACAGCGTCTTGTGCAGTTGTAACTTGCTTCGCCGGTCTAACTTCAGACGAAATACAACCGGTTAGTATTAAAATTACGATGGTGTAAAACAGTTGTTTTTTAAAGTTCATATAATATAAATATTATTTTTTATAATAAAACTAATATTTATCAATATGATCAAACTTAATGACTTAATAGAGAACGATTCGTTGTGTCCGATGGCACATCCTAAGAACATAGAACCAGTGATGAGTTCTTATTTACGTTATCATATTGACAATAAAATTCCACTTAGCGAAAACATTTTTAGAACCTATAGTGAGTCTTATTTTGATTTAATCGAAGAAGTTCGTACTTTGTATTTTCAAAATTTAATAGAATTGTGTGACGCTGACGCTGAATTGGTTGAAAGTGATTTGGGTAAAAAGGCTATATTTGAAGGTAGAGAAGTGTATTTGGATGCGCCTATCGAAGACGAAGAAGATTTATTGATGGAACTTAAGCATAGAGGACGCACTGTTAATTTAAGTAGACCATTTAGAACACCCGGCGGTCCTAAAAAATATGCTGTATATGTTAAATCTAAGAATGGCAAAGTTAAAAAAGTAACATTTGGAGATCCAAATATGAGAAGCAGAGCTAGTAGCAAGGCTCGTCGTAAGAGTTTTGCAGCTAGACACAGATGTAGTCAAAAGAAAGATAGAACAACGGCTGGATATTGGAGTTGCAGAAGTCATAGAATGAAATCGTTGGGTAATAAAGGTAAAGGTAAATACTGGTAATGAGTCTACCGTTTATAGAAAACCCACTGGGTAACAGTCAGTATATAAGAGAATTTAGTTCCGATGTAGCTACTCACGAACTGGAATGGCATATAGATCGTGAAGACAGAACCGTTGAAGTTATAGAAAATAACAATTGGCACTTTCAATTAGATAATAATTTACCACAATTACTTAAAGAAACAATATTTATACCTAAAGAAACATACCACCGTGTAATAAAAGGCACAGGTAATCTAAAAGTAAGAATAACAAAACACATATGAAATTTATTGATTTATTAACAGAAGTTAAAATGTACGAAACACTTGGGTTACCTGATGACAGTATTATCCCACTAGATACGTTTGTATGTGAATGTAAAAATTGCGTAAATCAATCTCTATATGAAGCTATAAATGATACCGATAACAATTTAAAGATATGTTTGACTGAAGCGAACAAAAAGGAGCCTATTAGTTTTGAGTTGGCCGAATTAATGAAGAATATTGCCCGAGACACTCAAGGAAGATTAAAACTGTTGAGTGTATTAAACGATCCAAAAACACTGAAGTCTTTCTTAGATGACAAAGGATATTTGACTGCAATTTTATATTTGGCTCCCTCTGATTCATCAGGTCACGAAGTGTGTCCAAAGAAAAGTCCGGAATGTAACGCTGGTTGTTTGAATTTTGCTGGTAACCCTGCATATCTAAAAGCAAAATTAGCAGCAAGAGCTAGAAAAACTCGTTGGTTGTTTGGTGACAAATTGACATCTGATGAGATGAAAAATATTCCTACAGATCCAAAAATTATAGATAGATTTTATGGCAAAGGTAGACCCGGACCCGAAGGTAAACGTGGTAGAATATTGAATCCAATGCGTCCTGAAGACTTCATTGAAAGATTGCAAATTGAAATGGAGTTTTTGAAAAAAGTGGCTGCTAAATACAATTTAAAGTTATCGGTTAGATTAAACGGTACGAGCGATCTTGATTTTCATAAAAAATTGGAAAGTTGGAAATCTGCAAATCCAGATGTTAAATTTTATGACTATACAGCCGTGTTTAAATGGGCAATGCAAAGTCTTGAAGATCCTTCAAAACCACATATGACTTTTTCAAGAAAAGAAACTTTACAAAACAATATAGAATGTGAAAAATATTTGAAGGCTGGTGGTAATATTTCCGCAATATTTGATGAATTACCAGAATATTATCGTGGTTATAAAGTAATTGATGCAGATAGAACCGATTTGAGATTTTTAGACGATAGTGATCGACCAATTGATCCTGATACAGGTAAACCCGTGGGTGTAATCGCCGGATTAAAGATGAAGGGATTTAGATTAAAAGACGCATTTGCCTTGGGTATAATACAAAATAAGGGACCAGAAGATACATTCGTAATAAGAACCAAGGAATTGAGGAAAAGATTTGGAGATAAGTATTTTACACAAAAAATTCATTGGGGTGATCGCGCACCAACAGAGCCAAACAATATTACTGCTAAACAGATCTATAAAGATAAAATCAAGAATTATTTAAATAAAATATCAAGTAAATTGAAAGGTACAGCTGATAAAACGGATGAAAAAATATGATATGTGAATTAACAAATTATAAACTGTATATTTTTGTTGTTTAGATATTTATAATTAATGAGTGCTAATTTAGATCAAGATAGGGTAAGATGGCCTGGGAGTGGTAGTAGTGTTACTCAAAACACTGTGCCATTTGGTTATTACTTAAGCGAAAGTTGTAACACAGGATCTGGCGAAACTACTTTTGAAAATGATTGTAGTAGTAGTGCTATGTGGGCAGCAAAACGTTTGGGTTATCCTATTGTCGATATTGAAATGATCGATGTTAATTTTTATGCCTGTTTTGAAGAATCTGTATTGGAATATAACCGTGTAGTTAACGAATTCAACATCGTTAATAATATGGTAAATTTACAAGGATTACCACAAAACCAATACAAAAATTTAACAGGTCTAGGAGTAAAAAGTACAGGATTGCCTTTTATAATTCAATTGAGCAAACAATATGGTGCAGAAGCACTTGTTGGTGGCGAATATGAAGTTAAACGCAATTATATTACTGTCAGTGGCAGTGTTAATCCAAGCAGCACACAACAAGTTTATGACTTAAATCAATTGATTGGTAAAGATATTGAACACTTGACAGGCTCTCGTATCGAAGTTAAACGTGTATTTCACCAAAGACCGCCAGCAATTGCTCGTATTTATGATCCGTTTAGTATGACTGGTATGAGTTATAGTAACGTACTAACAGAAATGGGATTTAGCGCATACAGTCCTGCTACACAATTCTTAATGACTCCGATCTTTGAAGACTTGGAACGTGTACAAGCTATTGAGTTTAATGATATGGTTCGTAAAAGCGCATATAGTTTTGAAATTCTAGGTAATAATAAGTTGAGAATATTTCCAATTCCAACCGACAATTTCAAAGTTTATATAGATTATATAGTTGAAAGTGAACGTGATATTACCAACTTTTATAGTGGATCTCGTTATGAATACATTAGCGATCCAAGTGATATACCATACGAATACTGTACATATTGTAAGATAAATCAACCAGGCAAACAGTGGATCAAGAAATATTTCTTGGCTTTGTGCAAAGAAACATTGGGACGTATATTACAAAAATATAGTACAGTACCAATTCCAGGTGGCGAAGTAACTCTTGACGGTGCGGAGTTACGTTCTGAAGCCAAGGAGGAAAAAGACACATTGCTTGATAAATTGAGAGATATGTTGGAAAAAACCTTGCGAGTCAATCAATTGGAAAATAAAGGTAAGGAAAGCGAAGAAATGAATAAGATGCTTTCCAGAGTACCACTACACATTTATATAGGATAATTTATGGCAGCACCTGTATCACCACAATACCCTAAACAAAATCCAGCTTTTAAGCAATACTGGACATCTACACGTAAAGATGTGGGTATTTATAACAATAATTATTCTCCCGGTAGATACTTTTCTCCAAGAGATATAAATTTTTTGGGAAGTGTTAATTCTGAATTAATCGGTGATATAATCGAATGCGTTGTACAAGTATTTAAAATTGCAGCTTATGAAACCAATACCAATATCTACGGTGAAAGCAGTAGTGACAAGGGTAAGGTTTTTTACTCTGGTATAGACTTGAGTTGTTTGGTGCAACGTGAAGACATTAACACAGAAAATCAAGGATATGGACCTGATAGAAAACAAGATATTGTTTACAGATTTAGAGAACGTGATTGTATTACCACGAACTATTTCCCAGAAATTGGCGATTTGGTGCTTTACAATGAACGTTATTATGAAATTGATAACGTAGTTCAAGAACAATTCTTGGGTGGTCATCCTGATAAGTCTTGGAGTTTGATTGTTAATACTCATTACACAAGACTAAGCAAAATTAACCTAGTAGAAAGACAAACATAATTTATGTCTTGGGGTCCAAATACTAATACAAATCCGCCACCAAATCCTATTGAAAACGCATCTGCGCAATCAGATGTTAAAAAGTTCTATAATAGAGCCAACGCAACTCGTCGTGATACAGATAAACAAAAGAATTTTACTGTAACGTTATTGGACGTTGATACAGCTATTATCAACACATTAGATAGTACTTTAAGACTACAAGTAAACGATAATGGTGAAGTTGTCAAGGTGCCAATTATATATGGCAATCCAGAAAGATGGTTTGCTATGAAAAAGTTTGGTCATATCAGAGACAATCAAGGCAAAATATTGTTGCCAGCTGTTATGATTCGTAGAAAAAGTGTAGAAAATAACAAAGATCTTGCAACATTTAATCGTTATTTGAGTTATGAAACCATAATGAATTATAGCGAGAAAAACAAATATGACAGATTTGATTTGATGAACAAAGGTGCGTTTGCAAGCAAGCCAACCAAACAAATTTACAGTGTAAGTTTACCAGTTCAAGTAAATATTACATACGAATGTATCATTTGGACTGATTATGTAGATCAAAACAATAAGCTGTTGGAACAAATCAATTATGCAGCTAAAGATTACTGGGGAGACGCAGAAAGATTTAAGTTCAGAGCCAGAATAGACAGTTATAGCATCGAACAAGAAATCAATGAAGGTGAAGATCGTAATATCAAAACATCATTTGATATAAATGTCAATGCATATTTGTTAAATGAAAATTACATAACAAATTTAGACGGGGTAAAAAATACCACTCAAAAGCTATTTACAGTAAGAAAAGTAATGTTGCAAGAAAATGCAATTGCTAGTGCAGGTGAAATGGAAAACATTTCAAACAATATTATTAAGAATAGCAACAATTTAAAAGATAGTCCATTGGATTACACAGATGTAACAGGTCAAGGTACAATGGCACTAAACGTAAATAAAGTAACAAATTTAGACGGATATAATAAAATACAACCCAGTTTTGAAGGTGTTACCAAAACACCATTTCATCCAGCTCCAAAATCTATCACCGATTATGGAGAAAATGGTTGGTTAGCATATGATTCTAAATATATCTATGTTTATCAATATCCAGCGGGGTGGTTAAAAAGAGAAATTGCTACATTTGATTATGACTATAATAGTCAAACCTATATCAGTGGATACGATTGCAATGGCAATCCTATTTACACAACTGCAAATAAAAGACCAATAAATACCGCTTTTAGAGTATTTCAAAGATTTCCTGACAAATTCTATCATCAAGTACCATATCAATCATCAGATTATGGTGAAGATGGTTGGGTAAGCTACGACGGTAATTATTTTTATATATACAGCGCAGGACAGTGGAGAAGAATACCAATTTCTCTATTTAATTAAATATAATTAATATTTATGTTTTTAACACTTACACGGTGTTACTTAACCGTATCGTTATATTTATAAGAAATGTCAACATTAAAGAAAGATCCATGCGAGGTTTCTCCAATAAAATTGGATAATGCTCTGTATGATTATAAAAAATTAACAGCGACTTTTAAAGATCCTACCACAGAGCTGTTTCTTAAAATAATCGACGAATTACGTAAAATTATTTATTGTCGAACCAGTTCTCAGTTTTTCAACAATGTTGCTACTAAACAAATACCATGCGATCAAAAATCAAAAACTTGGGTATTTGATCATAATTTAAACTCAGATCTAGTATTAATTCAAACATACGACGAGAATTTCAATCAATTAATACCAGAAACAATAGTACTCAATAATGATAATACCGCAACCATAACTTTTTCGTTTGATGCATGCGGATACATCATAGGTGTAAGCGGTAATATCAGCACCAGTGGTACTTCAGGCACAGGCACCAGTGGTAGTAGTGGTAGTAGCGGAGAAAAAGGATCAGCTGGATCAAGCGGAACAAGCAATACAAGCGGCACAAGCGGTACAAGCACATCTTCAGGTACCAGTGGTAGTCAAGGCACAAGCGGTACAAATGGTGAGGGTGGTAGTAGCGGTCAAAGTGGCGATATAGGAACCAGTGGAACTAGTGGAGAAAATGGAAGCAGTGGTACAAGCGGTAGTAGTGGTTTATTAGATGGATCAAGCGGATCAAGTGGTACAAGTACTACAAGCGGTACAACCGGCACAAGTGGCACAAGAGGATCAAGCGGTAGATCAGGCACCAGTGGAAGCAGCGGAACAAGTGGTAGTAGCGGAACAAGTGGTACTAGTGGTACAAGTGGTACCAGTGGTACAAGTGGCACAAACGGTACTAGTGGTAGCAGTGGCACCAGTGGTACAAGCGGATCTAGTGGCACAAGTGGTACAAATGGATCAAGTGGTACAAGTGGTAGCAGCGGATCAAGTGGTACAAGTGGATCAAGTGGTACAAGTGGTACAAGCGGATCTAGTGGCACCAGTGGTACTAGTGGTACGAGTGGTACCAGTGGGTCAAGTGGATCGAGCGGATCTAGTGGCACAAGTGGCACATCTGGTATAAGTGGAAGCAGTGGTTCAAACGGCACAAGCGGCACAAATGGCACCAGTGGCACAAGTGGTACTAGTGGAACAAGTGGTACAAGTGGTACAAGCGGTACAAGTGGATCATCTGGTAATAGTGGATCATCCGGTAGTAATGGGACAAATGGCACCAGTGGTACAAGCGGCACAAGTGGTACAAGCGGTACTAGTGGTACAAGCGGAACAAGTGGTACAAGTGGTACAAGCGGTACAAGCGGTACTAGTGGATCAAGTGGATCAAGTGGGTCAAGTGGATCAAATGGTACAAACGGCACTAATGGTACAAATGGCACTAGTGGTACAAGCGGCACTAGCGGTACAAGTGGTACCAGTGGTACAAGTGGATCAAGTGGGTCAAGTGGGTCAAGTGGGTCAAGTGGATCAAGTGGATCTAATGGAACAAATGGTACCAGTGGTACAAATGGTACCAGTGGTACTAGCGGAACAAGTGGTACAAGCGGTACTAGCGGATCAAGTGGTTCAAGTGGTTCAAGTGGGTTAAGTGGTTCAAGTGGTTCATCTGGTACTAGCGGATCGTCTGGCAGTAGCGGAACAAGTGGATCTAATGGCACAAACGGCACAAGTGGTACTAGCGGCACAAGTGGTACTAGCGGCACAAGTGGTACTAGCGGCACAAGTGGATCAAGTGGATCAAGTGGTACTAGTGGATCAAATGGTACAAGCGGATCTAACGGCACAAATGGCACAAGTGGATCAAATGGTACAAGTGGAACGAGTGGTACAAGCGGTACAAGTGGTAGTAGTGGAACAAGTGGTACAAGTGGTAGTAGTGGAACAAGTGGATCAAATGGCACAAGTGGTACTAGCGGATCAAACGGCACAAGTGGATCTAATGGCACAAGTGGTACTAGTGGTACAAGCGGTACTAGTGGTACAAGCGGTACTAGTGGATCGAGTGGATCAAGTGGATCAAGTGGATTAAGCGGTTCAAGTGGATCATCTGGTACTAGCGGATCAAGTGGATCATCTGGTACCAGCGGATCCAATGGAACGAATGGAACAAGTGGATCGTCCGGTACTAGCGGATCAAGTGGATCGTCTGGTACTAGCGGATCAAGTGGATCATCCGGTACAAGTGGATCTAATGGAACAAGTGGTACTAGCGGATCTAACGGTACCAGTGGTAGCAGTGGCACAAGTGGTACAAGCGGATCAAGTGGTACTAGCGGTACAAGTGGATCAAGTGGATCAAGTGGTTCAAGTGGTTCAAGCGGATCAAGTGGCAGTAGTGGTACTAGTGGATCAAACGGTACTAGTGGTACAAGCGGTACAAACGGTACTAGTGGTTCAAGTGGTTCAAGTGGATTAAGTGGATCAAGTGGATCATCTGGTACAAGCGGATCAAGCGGTAGTAGTGGATCATCTGGTACAAGCGGATCTAATGGTACAAGCGGTAGTAGTGGATCAAATGGTACCAGTGGCACAAGTGGCACAAGTGGTACAAGTGGATCTAATGGTACAAGCGGTAGTAGTGGCACAAGCGGTAGTAGTGGATCATCTGGAACAAGTGGATCTAATGGCACAAGCGGTACAAGTGGTAGCAGTGGATCTTCTGGTATAAGTGGTAGTAGTGGAACGAGTGGCACAAGCGGTAGTAGTGGAACAAGTGGTAGTAGTGGATCAAATGGCACAAGCGGATCAAATGGTACTAATGGTACTAACGGTACTAACGGTACAAGTGGTACATCTGGTAGTAGTGGAACAAGTGGTACTAGTGGAACAAGTGGATCATCTGGAACAAGCGGATCTAATGGTACAAGTGGAACAAGTGGGTCAAACGGTACAAGCGGTAGTAGTGGAACAAGCGGTACTAGTGGTACTAGTGGCACAAGTGGTACTAGTGGCACAAGTGGTACTAGTGGATCATCTGGTATAAGTGGAACAAGCGGATCAAACGGCACAAGTGGTACAAGCGGATCAAACGGCACAAGTGGTACAAGCGGTACTAGTGGCACAAGTGGTACAAGCGGTACTAGTGGCACAAGCGGTACAAGTGGTAGTAGTGGATCAAGTGGTACTAGTGGATCAAATGGCACAAGCGGCACAAGCGGCACTAGTGGTACTAGTGGTACGAGCGGATCTAATGGCACAAGCGGTACTAGTGGAACAAGTGGATCTAATGGCACAAGTGGTACAAGCGGCACAAGTGGTACAAGTGGGTCAAGTGGATCAAATGGTACAAGTGGGTCAAGTGGATCAAGCGGTACAAGTGGGTCAAATGGATCAAGCGGTACAAGTGGATCTAATGGCACAAGTGGCACAAGTGGTAGTAGTGGATCTTCTGGTATAAGTGGCAGCAGTGGTACAAATGGAACAAGCGGCACCAGTGGCGTAAGTGAATCAAGTGGATCAAGTGGAAGCAGTGGTACTAGTGGCACAAGTGGATCCAACGGTACAAGTGGCAGTAGTGGTACAAGTGGTACAAGTGGTAGTAGTGGTACAAGTGGATCAAATGGAAGCAGTGGCACAAGTGGAAGCAGTGGTACTAGTGGCACAAGTGGATCTAACGGTACAAGTGGTACTAGTGGTACTAGTGGTACTAGTGGTACAAGCGGTACTAGTGGTAGTAGCGGATCGTCTGGTATAAGTGGGTCAAGTGGATCAAGTGGCACAAGTGGTACAAGCGGATCGAACGGCACCAGTGGGTCAAGTGGATCAAGTGGATCAAGTGGCACAAGCGGATCAAGTGGATCAAGTGGTACAAGCGGATCTAACGGTACAAGCGGATCTAACGGTACAAGTGGCACAAGTGGATCCAACGGTACAAGTGGTAGTAGCGGATCGTCTGGTATAAGTGGTAGCAGTGGAACAAACGGCACCAGTGGTACAAGTGGCACAAGTGGTATAAGCGGATCAAACGGTACAAGTGGTAGTAGCGGATCGTCTGGTACTAGCGGATCAAGTGGATCTAACGGTACAAGTGGTACAAATGGTACTAGTGGCACAAGCGGTACAAGTGGATCTAATGGTACCAGTGGTAGCAGTGGCACAAGTGGTACAAGCGGATCAAGTGGTACTAGTGGCACAAGCGGAACAAGTGGAACAAGCGGCAGTAATGGATCAAGTGGCACAAGTGGTATAAGTGGGTCAAATGGTACTAGTGGCACAAGCGGTACTAGTGGTAGTAGCGGATCGTCTGGTGTAAGTGGATCAAGTGGATCAAGTGGGTCAAGTGGGTCAAGTGGATCAAGTGGGTCAAGTGGATCAAGTGGTACAAGTGGATCAAGTGGGTCAAATGGTACTAGTGGCACAAGCGGAACAAGTGGATCAAGTGGGAGCAGTGGTACCAGTGGCACTAGTGGTACGAGTGGATCAAATGGTACCAGTGGAACGAGTGGAACAAGTGGTATAAGTGGGTCAAATGGTACAAATGGTACTAGTGGCACAAGTGGAACAAGTGGATCAAGTGGTAGCAGTGGTACTAATGGTACTAGTGGTACAAGTGGTATAAGCGGATCAAATGGCACCAGTGGAACAAGCGGAACAAGTGGTACCAGTGGTACTAGTGGTAGCAGTGGTACAAGCGGATTTAGTCGTGATAGTGGTAGCAGTGGTAATAGTGCCACAAGTGGTAGTAGTGGTACAAGTGGTAGTAGCGGTACAAGTGGAACAAGTGGTAGCAGTGGTCAAAACGGAACAAGCGGAACAAATGGAACGAGTGGCACTAGCGGAACAAGTGGAACTAGTGGTAGCAGTGGTAGCAGTGGTATTAGTGGTAGCAGTGGTAGAAATGGAACCAGTGGTACAAGTGGCACAAGCGGAACAAGCGGAACAAGTGGTACTAGTGGTAGCAGTGGTACAAGCGGATTTAGTCGTGATAGTGGTAGCAGCGGTAATAGTGCCACAAGTGGTAGTAGTGGTACAAGTGGTAGTAGCGGTACAAGTGGAACAAGTGGTAGCAGCGGTCAAAACGGAACAAGCGGTACTAGTGGCACAAGCGGAACCAGTGGTAGTAGTGGTAGTAGTGGTAGCAGTGGTACAAGTGGTACAAGTGGTACGAGTGGTCGAAATGGAACCAGTGGTACAAGTGGTACAAGCGGAACCAGTGGTACAAGTGGAAGTAGTGGTACAAGCGGATTTAGTCGTGATAGTGGTAGCAGCGGTAATAGTGCCACAAGTGGTAGTAGTGGTACAAGTGGTAGTAGTGGAACGAGCGGCACAAGTGGTAGTAGCGGTCAAAACGGAACAAGTGGAACAAACGGAACAAGTGGCACAAGTGGAACGAGCGGAACAAGTGGTAGCAGTGGCACAAGTGGTCGAAATGGAACCAGTGGAACAAGTGGTAGCAGTGGTACGAGTGGCACAAGCGGAACGAGTGGTAGTAGTGGTACTGTTGGTACAAGTGGAACAAGTGGTGTAAGTGCTGGTGGAGGTGCTAGTGCTAGTAGTGGAAGTAGTGGTATAAGTGGAACTAGTGGTAGCAGTGGTACGAGTGGCACTAGTGGTATTAGTGCTCCTAGTGGTACCAGTGGAATTAGTGGTGGTAGTTTTACTGATCAGCCTAATTATTTGGTAAAAACTACTGGTCTTACTACGTTACAGAGTGTTAATTTTTTAAGTGTGGATGGTACTACATTAACAGTTGTTGGAACTGTTAGTGCTACTACATTGATAGAAACGTCTAGTGAAAATACTAAAACGGATATTATGCCTTTATTGCCGCCGCAATTGGACAAGATTGTGTTATTGAATCCGGTGACATTTAGGTATAAGAACAACAATGAATTTAGTATTGGTTTGATAGCTGAAGAGGTTGTGAAGATATATCCTGAATTTGTTAGTTATGATGAGTTGGGTAATATATCTGGTATAAATTATAGTAAATTGACAGCTGTATTGATACAGGGTGTTAAAGAATTGAAGCAGATAGTTGATGAACAACAAATAACAATAAATCGATTGATAAATAAATAATTATATTATATGGCAATATTACAAGGTGCTCGAATTACAGGATCAATTATAGCTACAACTTTTATTAAAGCTAGTGGTTTCAGTGGCAGTTTAACTGCTTCTAGATTGTATGTACAAGGATCGGTTGGTATAGGCACAACAAGTCCTGTTTATAAATTGGATGTAGTTGGTTCTGTGTATAGTTCTAATTATTTTTCAGTATTAACCGCAGCAACATATGGTCCAAGTGATAATAGTGCGGCAATGCAAGTGTTTGGATCAACTGGTTCAGGTGGATTAACAAATACTATAAAGTTTGTTACAGTTGGTAGTGAAAGAGTTCGTATTGACAACAATGGTAATGTTGGTATAGGTACAACAAGTCCTACGGGAACTTATGGAAAGTTAAGTGTAGCAGGCGGTATTCGTATATTAGATGATAATAATGCAAAATTAGAAATTGGTAGATATTCAAGTGGTGCATCCAATTCTTATATTAAACTGGGTTCAAATTCTAATAGTTTAAGAATTACTAATAATACTGATGCGGCTGATATCTTTACTATAGAAAATGGTGGTAATGTTGGTATAGGTACAACAAGTCCTAATTATTTAACGGATATACAATCAACAACAAGTCCACAAACTTTAAATTTAAAATTAAATAAAACATCTACAACAAATGACTACGCAGAAATTGCATTTCAATTATGGAGTGGCGCCGGTTCAGGAGCAAATACATTTGGCGGATCAGGAACTTCTAGACCAAGCGTGGTTTTAAGAGCATTAAATGAAAATGGAGGTACCGCTGCAGGTGCTTTTATAGTGGGAACATTTACAGGCGGATCAGATAATTCAACACTGACAGAAAAATTTAGAATTACATCAGTCGGTAACGTAGGTATAGGTACAACAAGTCCAAGTCAATTATTAGAAGTAGCTGGGTCTAGCCCAATAATTAGAGTATTGGCCACATCAGGTAATTCTACATTAAGATTAACTGATAATGGTGTAAGAAATTGGGATCTAAAAGTTGTAGATACTTCAGATTATTTTGAAGTAGGTGGTACATCCGCAACTTCATTGGTTGTAACAGGAGCAGGTAATGTTGGTATAGGTACAACAAGTCCTGTATTTTCATTGGATGTGACAGGTGGTGTTGGATTAAATACATCTGGAACTGGAGTATCCGTAACAATTGGTGCAAATAATACATCTGATAGATATTTACGCATTAGAAATTCAAATGGTAATTTTGAAATTGGAAGTGCTGGAAATCAACATTATTTATATGGTGTTGGTGCTAGTAATTTCTTTACTATCTACACAAATTCATCCGAACGATTCAGAATTGCAGCCGATGGTAATGTTGGTATAGGTACAACAAGTCCATCACAAAAATTAACTATAAATAATGGTTCTTCAACAGGAGCCGGTGCAGTATATCCAATTAGATTATCTGGAGGAACAATGACTAGTGTTGGTGACTCTACTGGTTTATTGTTTATACAAAGAGATGCAAATGATGATTACGGTGCTTATATAAGACTATATACTACTCAAGCCAATCCTCAATATTTAAATCCAAGACTTGAATTTGGTGTACAAACTACAGATACAAATGTACTTGGTAGTGTTGTTACTAGAATGGTAATAACAGGAGATGGCGATGTGGGTATTGGTACAACATCACCAACTGCACAATCAAACTATAGATTTTTACAAGTTAACGGCACCAATTCGGCGGTTATTGAAACGATGGTTGGTGGTTCAAGAATTGGTGGATTTGATTCAAGTGCATCAGCTTTGTATGTAGGTTCAATTGGTAGTTATCCTGTTGTATTCAGAACGGCAGTTGATGAAAAAATGCGTATAGCTACAGATGGTAATGTGGGTATAGGCACAAGTACTCCTGCTTATAAATTGGATGTGGTTGGTTCTATAAATACAAGCAACTTCATGTTTGTTTCATATCCATATGGCAACGCATTTCCATTACAATTAACCGCCAATAACTTTCTAAAAGCTGATAACTATTATTATGGAATGTCAATTAATACAGGAGATGTAAATTATATTTCTGGTAAGTTCCTAATTAATGGTGGTACATATAAGAGAGTAGAACTATATGGATACGAAAATAGTGTTGGATATATACCAACCATAATTCCAGGTGGATGTGTTGGTATTGGTACGATAATTACAAATTCAGGTTTACAAATACAAACAGAAGGAACAAATACTACGTCTGGTTCATTCTTGTTTGTAAGATCTACAAATTCAAGTTTTGGTGGTGGGGCAATTGGTGTTGGATATGATTATGCAGCTGCAGTTGGAGCTAATTTCTATCCATTTAGAATTAGAGCTGGTAGTACCAACACTATATTATTGATAAATAGTGCGGGTGTAGTTTATGCGGGTGATACTACAGGAGCAGTTGCTTATGGTAATCATGACCCATATTATGCTTTTAATCAAGATACCAATACTGGTATGGATTGGGCAGCCGCTGATACACTAACATTTAAAACAGGTGGTAGTGAAAGAATGCGTATTGCTTCTAATGGCAGTGTTGGCATAGGTACAACAAGTCCTAATTATACACTTCAAGTTAACGGAACTTTTTACGTAAACAGCACAACATATATGAATGGATCTTTGACAGTTGAAGATTCATTCATAATAGATGGTAGGTTGGCAGGTAGTTTTGGTACGGGTTCTATACTAATGAAGAGTGGAAATTCTTCTGGTACTTGGAATCAATTTAATATATTTTACTATAAAAACTCAAGTATCGATAGACTCGGTTTTGTTGATGGTGGTTCTGTAGAAATATTAACTCTAAAAAATGGTGGTAATGTTGGTATAGGCACAACGAGTCCTGTTAATAAATTGCATATAAGTGGATCTTCTACAAATTTACCACTTAAATTGGAAGGATTGACAAGTAACGCAACTGGATATTTTCTAACAGTTGATAATACAACCGGCGTTGTATACAAATCTACCGGTGGTGCTAATGGAACAAGTGGCACCAGTGGCGCAAATGGCAGTCCAGGTGGTGCGGGTAGCAGTGGTACCAATGGAACGAGTGGCACCAGTGGCGCAAATGGTAATCCAGGTACCAGTGGCACTAGTGGCGCAAATGGTAATGCTGGGTCTAGTGGTATTACTGGTACCAGTGGTACTAGCGGTGTCACAAATATAAAAGCATGGATTCACTTTAATGGAACAGGCACACCATCATCTAACGCGTCTAATAACGTATCATCCATAACTGATAATGGTACCGGCGATTATACAATTAACTTTACCACTGCATTTTCTAATGCAAATTATGTGGTAGCTGGTACAGCAACTTATCAATATGAAAATCCCGGTCAATCTATAAATAATATGTTTATTGCAGTACCAAGAAGACCTACAGCACAATTAGCTGGTAGTTGTAGAATTTCTACGCCTGGTTCTGATAACGTATTATACGATTGCGATTATGTTAGAGTATTATTTTCAAATTAAATTTAATATAACACTTGACTTTTGCTTTTATATAAAGTATAAGCTAAAGCTAGCGCTTAGTTAACTAAATGGTTAAGTTAATTATTAAATAATAATACTAAAATATTGATAGTTAAATTAACTGTAAGCGCATAATATGCTACTATTTATTATAAATGATTACTAATAAACATAAAATATATTTGGATATGGATGGTGTGATAAGTGATTGGGAATTGCAATTCAAGCGATATAGTGGTGGTGTACCTGTTGAAACTTATGATGCTGAACACGGTAAAAAGAATAGATTTAAGTTTGTAGATAAGAATTGTCCTGAATACTATTCTAGTATGCCTTGGATGAAAGATGGCAGATTGCTTTATAATTTTGTATCAAATTTGCCTGTAGAGATATTGAGTCATGCGCCTACCAATTTGGCATATGTTGGTAAAAAGCAGTGGTTAGCCAATAACAATATTGATATTAAAGCTAATTTGGTACCGCATAGAAATTTAAAAGCAAAGTTTGCAACTCCTGATAGTATTTTGATAGATGACCGTGAAGATAATGTAAATGATTTTATCAAAGCTGGTGGTAAAGCAATATTGCATAAAAGCGCAATAGATACAATTAATAAACTAAAAGAAATGTTGGGTATCAAAGAATCTCATAGAATTTATAATAGCATTTTAAATCCTGAGATATGGGCTACTGAAAATGCTATTAAACCTGATGTATTAAACAAGTTATTAACTATTGCAAATACTTTTTACAAAGATACTGATTTGAATGTACCTCTTGAAAATATATACTTTCTTGGTAGTACTGCCGGATATAATTGGACACCAACAAGTGATATTGACTTACATTTGGTTGTAGATTTTTCCAAAATTGATCCAAATGAAGAACTGGTTAAGAATTATGTGGATGGCTTAAAAAGCAAATGGAATGAAAACCACAACATTAGAATTGGCAATCATCCAGTGGAAGTTTACATTCAAGATATTAAAGAGGTCAATAGAAGTCAAGCTGTATATAGTTTGATGAAAAATGAATGGGTAAAAAAGCCAAAAATAGAAGACATTCAGATTGATAAAGATGCTATTACAAAGAAATACAAACAATATGTTTCGTTTATTTCCACAGCTATAAAAGAACAAAATTTAGATAAATTAAAGCGTTTAGTTAAACGTTTGTATGAAATGAGAGAAGCTGGATTAAGTAAGAGCGGCGAGTATAGTACAGAAAATTTGGTGTTTAAACTTTTAAGATCCACAGGTTACGTCAATCAACTAAAAAATGCTATCACAAATATTACAGATAAAAATTTGAGTAAATGATAAAAAACTTTATATAAAACTAAATCGTTTAATATTTATATTCAAGAACAATAAGGTAAAAATATGGCAGAACTACTAAATCCAAGTGAAATATTCGCTACGGCATTCGAACCAAAAGTAAAGAATCGTTTTATTCTTTATGTTGATGGTATTCCATCATTCATCATCAAAAAGGTCAATCGTCCTAAACTAACACAAGCCAAGAAGGAACTTGACCATATTAACGTAAAAACCTACTACAAGGGTAAAAGTGTATGGGATGAAATCAGTATGGAACTTTATGATCCAATTGTACCATCCGGTGCTCAAGCAGTAATGGAATGGGTACGTTTGCACCACGAATCAGTTACTGGTCGTGATGGTTACCAAGACTTCTATAAGAAGGATCTAACAATTAACGTCTTGGGTCCAGTAGGTGACAAAGTAGAAGAATGGAAGTTGGTAGGTTCATTTATCGTAAGCGCTGATTTCCAAGAAATGGATTGGAGCGATGACGGTGCTGCTCAGATGATCAGTTTATCTGTAGCATACGATTACGCAATTCTCCAATATTAATATTTATTGTATCAAAAAGAACCCCACATTTATTTGTGGGGTTTTCTATTTATTACTATATGCAAATGGGCAAGAAAATATTCGTAATTTATCCTGGTAGATTTCATCCCTTTCACAAAGGTCACAAAAGTGTATACAACTACCTAACCACTAAATTTGGTGGTAATGATGTATACATAACAACCACAGGTGTTACAAAATTGCCAAAATCACCATTTACTTTCAATGAAAAAATGCAAATGATGATTACCACAGGTATACCGGCAAACAAAATACTAAACGTCAAAAACAACTACAACTTGAAAAGTGTAGCTAATCAAATACCAATCAATATAGAACGTGATATTATTATTTTTGCAGTTAGTGAAAAGGATATGATTGAAGATCCAAGATTCAAAAACTTTGTAAAAAAAGATGGATCTCCTTCTTATTTACAGCCATTGCCAAAAAATCAATCCAAATTAGACCCAGCCATAAAACACGGATACTTGATAACAGTACCAACTGTAGATTTTACAGTACTAGGGTTACCGGCTAGAAGTGCAAGTCAATTAAGATCTCAATATGCTACATTAACCCCAGAACAACAAAAGGCTTTTATTATCGATTTGTTTGGTAATTACAATACAAATGTTCATAATATATTAAACAATAAATTGGGTAAAATTACTGGTAAATTAACCGAAAAACAAAAGAAGTTATTAAAGAAATTGATTGTGGGTATAATGAAAGAAGACGAAGCTAAAATAAATTCTGCAAGAAAAAAGTATAATCAAGCTGGATTGGTTCTTCGTACCGTTGAACTTGATGCGGCACAACAAGAACTTACAAAAGCAAATGACGATTTAAAAGCTGCAACTACCCCCGAAGAAAAAGCTGCGGCTGAACTACGTGTAAAAAACAAAAAAGATGCAGTAGACAGTAAAACAGCCGCTCGTGATGCTGCTCAACATCAATTAAATACCTAAATATAATAACATAAAAGTTATATAAAGTTCTATATATTGTTATAAAGTTATGAGTGACGAAATTATAATTCAAAAATTAAAGCAACAACATTCAACTGCATCAACAACAGCTGCACCTACAAGTTATCCTGCGGAAACAATAGAATTGCCATCTAAAGGATATTTCTATGATGAGTCTAGTCCACTAAGCAAAGGTAGTGTGGAATTAAAGATGATGACTGCTAGAGAAGAAGACATTTTAACCAATGAAAACTTCATCAAAAACGGTACTGTATTGGATAAATTGCTTGAATCTTTAATTGTTACGCCCGGCGTAAGAACACAAGATTTGTTGATGGTAGACAAAAATGCACTGTTTGTTGCTGCTAGACGTTTGGCATATGGTGACAAATACGGGCCTGTAAAAATTGAGTGCAAAAAATGTAATACCGAAAACAAAACATATATTGATTTAAGTACATTAAATGAAAAAGAAGTGGACTTCAATAAGTTTCAGAAGGGTAGTAATGAATTTGAATTTGAGTTTCCATATTGTAAACGTAGAATAACATTTAAACTTGTTACATCTGGTGATCAAGAAAGCATTGATCGTGATATTAAAGCGATGACCAAGATCAAAAAACAAGCCAGTACAGAAGTAACTACCAGACTTAAAAAGCTGATTGTAAGTATAGATGGAAAACCAGATATTGCATCTATCAATAAATTTGTTGACAATGAGTTGTTGTCAAAAGACAGTATGGCACTAAGAGCTTATATTAAAACAATTGCGCCTGAATTGGATATGGGTTTTGACTTTGTATGTGAACACTGTGGTGAGGTGGAAAGGATGGATGTACCGATGACGGTACAGTTTTTTTGGCCTGAGTCCTGAATATAAGTTACAAGTTCACGGTCAAATATTTGAATTGAGTTATTTCTCGCAAGGAGCGGTAAATGTACAAATTGCGTATAATTTACCTGTATTTTTACGTAATTTTTACTATGCTCAATTAGCAAATATAAAGAATAAAGAAAGTGATAGTTACAAAGAACCTGCTAAAAAGTCAGGTAAAGTAGATAAGCCTTTTTAGTGTAAAATAATATAGTTGTCATATTTATATATTATATGGCAGCACAACCATTTGATAAAGCAACAGCGGATAAACTAGTAGAGGCGTTTAATAATTTAAACGCTGAAATCAAAGATACTCTGTCTAATCTAGACAAGATAGTTGATACCGAGAAAAGAATGGTTGATATAGCCAAACAGTTAGGACAGGCATATAAAACACAAAAAGATAAGCTTGATGAACAGTTAAAAGGAAAAAGTTTACAAGAAAAATTATCATCAAAATTTGTAAATTCTGAAAAAAAGTTAAATGAATTTGCACAGGCACGTATCAACAGTTACATAAAAATAGAGAGTTTACAAAATGAATTATTGACAAACGCAGCTGAACTTCTAGTAGAGCAAAGTAAAGATCCTACCAGCGATACTGTTATAGCTTTACAAGATTTAATTAATAAAAAATCAACCGAGTTGAATTTGGAAGAACATTTATTGAAAAACAGTGCTTCCAAGTTAGAATCGTTAAAACTACATAATTTTTTACTAAAAGCAGCAAACGAGTTAATAGATTTATATAACAAAGCATTGGAGATGGGTGTAAAGTTGTTAAACAAGATGGGTGATTTGGCTTCGGGTTTAGCAACTAAACTAAATATACCCACCACATTAGCTGGTACTTTTGAAAGAATATTAGACGTTTTTAATCAAATTGACACCGCTGCTACAAATGTTAGACAAAAATTTGGACTATTACCAAGTCAGGGTGCAATTTTTGAAAAAAACATACGAGAAGCTTCTATTGAGTTAGCTGAGTTTGGTATAAACGCTGAACAACTTGGCGGAACAATGAAACAAATAGGTTCAACTTTTACAAGTTTGCAATCTATGGAAAAAGGATTGGTTAAAGATGTTTCAATAATGTCTGCTCAATTTGGAGTAGCTTCTGAAACAAGTGTTAAGTTTCTACAAACGTTAGGTGGCGTATCTGGAAAAAGTGCAATAGCCAAACAAAATATGTTGGGATTGGCAAAATTTGCTGCAAATGCTTATGGAGTTGGGTTGGACGATGTAATGAACGATGTCGCAAATGCATCTGAAGAAGCTAGAATGTTTGCTGGTAAAAATGCAGATGAAATGGTTAGAGCTGCAGCTCAAGCTAGACAAATGGGTACTACTCTTGACAATATGGCAAAAACTGCAAAGGGTTTGCTTGACTTTGAAAGTAGTATTCAATCAGAATTAAAAGCTAGTGCATTGATTGGTAAAAATATTAATTTTAATGAAGCTCGCAGATTGGCATTTCAAGGCGATATTATTGGGGCAAATAAATTAATATTGGATCAAGCTAAGAAAATTAAGTTCAATCAGTTAAATCCAATTGCACAAGACGCGTTTGCAAAAGCTGCTGGTAAGACTGTAAAAGAATTGCAAGAAATGTTAAATGCTGAAGAAAATCTGAAAGAAGCATTAAAATCAAAAGATCCATTGGTAAGAGCCGAAGCAGAGAAGAAAAAGCAAATGGCGGAAATGATGAAGAACGATCCTATTGCTGCTAAAAAAGCTGCTCAAGCCGAATATGAAAAAGGGTTGATTCAAGAAAAAAATCAAACCAGAATGAAACAGTTGCAAAATGAAATTAATGCAATTTTTATGGAATTTATTGGGCCTATATTGGAAGAAATTGGACCAATATTTACACAGTTATTAAAATATATAAAAGATAACCGAGAAGAAATCAAAAAATTTGCACAAGAAGTGGGTAAACTATATATGATGTTTAAAAGTTTATCTATAGTATCAAATATATTGGGTGGGATAGGAAAAATGACAAGTGGATTTGGAAAATTAATTACTTATTCTTCACAATTTTTATCATCGGCGCTAAAAATATCAAGTATTTTTATTGGGTGGTCAACGAGTACATCGGGTATCATAAACACGATAGTAAATATTTCGTTAAAAATAGAAAAGATCGCAAGTGGACTAAAATCAGCATCAGATACATTAAAAGGATTTGGTACGGGATTTCAATCCATATCTAATTTTATCGGAAAAGGATCTACACAATTAACAAAACTTTCAAATAGCGTTTTTAATATCGGAATGAATATTGAAAAAGTATTTACAAAATTTCCAGCAATTTCAAAAATTGGAAATATTATCTCAAACGTATTTAGTGGACTAGGTAGTTCGGTAAAAGGAATTGGAAGTTTTGTGGGTGGAATATTTGGCAAACTTGGTACTGGCATTGGGTTTTTTTCAAAACTCGCTCCGATTTTTGGAGCAGTAGCTAAATTTTTAGGACCAATAGGACTAGTTGTATCTGTGATTCAAGGTGGCATAGCGTTTTTTAAAGCATTTAATGAAACGACAGGTACCGTGAGTCAAAAAGCAGTAGCTGGATTAAAAGCTGTAGTTAATGCTTTGGTTGTAGAACCATTAAAAATGGTTTGGGATTTTCTTAAAAAGATACCGTCGTTTTTAGCCGATATAGATTTTGCGGGAATATTTAAAGACGTAACCAACTTTTTATTAGACGCACTAACGAGTTTGCCTGATAAAATAGAAGAGTTATTTAGTGGTGGCGGTGGGGGAATTGAATGGGGTAAAATTTTTGCAAATATTGGAAGATTAGCAATTGAAATTATTGTATTTCACTTTGTTAAATTGCCTATAGCTATAGCTAAAACAGTGGGAAAATTAGGATTGTTAATTTTGAAAGCTTTTGGACTGAACGCAATCGCTGACGGTATTGCATCTGTAGCAGACACTTTATATACTATACTTAAATGGCCATTTGAATTGGTATATAATTGGGTAATGGATAAATTGGGTGGTAAATCTCCATCCGAAATCGGTTTAGCGATTGTTGATGGTATTAAATCTGTAGTAGATATGTTATTTGATGTACTTACATATCCATTTAAAAAAGCCGCTCAAATTATACCAGAGATTATAAATATTTTAAAAACAACATTTGTTGATGCTTTCAAATCCGTAATGGATGTGATGTTTGATTTGATTACATATCCATTTAAAAAAGGATTTGAACTAATAAAGTCTGCTGTATCTGAAGTTGGTACTTTTCTCAAAGACACATTCAGTGGAGCTTTTACTTTTATTATTGGTGCTCTTGAAAAAGTATGGGAAAAAATGAAAGGTATTGGTTCATTTATATCTGATACAATAGGAAAAACTTTTAGTTTTGTTGGTAGAATAGTCGGAACATCAGAAGAAACTCCATCAAAAACTGCGACTGAATCAAAAACAAGTGTAAAAACTGATGATTTATTGATCAATACAATTGTAAATTCCAATAGAGTTTTAGCAGAAAAACTTGATAAATTGACTTCTATGATGGCATCTGGTCAAATTGCTGTGTATATTGATGGTCAACGTGCAAATCAATTATTAGCAACAAGTAACTCAAAATTTGGTTCATTTGGTCAAGCAACAACCAATTAATCTGATATTTATAATTAATGGCAAATAGTAATACATATTCTAGCGCAATAGGTAATGATGGTGCGCAAGTTACCACACTTTCTAATATACAAGGTGCGGGTTTATCTTTGCCGCCAAATGCCGAACAATATATAAATCTAAGAGCGCCTGGTAAATTAGAAACATTATTCAATACTAATAATAACAACGAAGTATTATATAGCAAGAATAAACCAACTGATTTATACGCAAGAGGATTAATTAGCAGCGAATTAGCACCTCCATTTTACGCAAATCCAAATCAAGGTCAACGTCAGAAGATAAATGTTAGCAGATCGTTTCCTATACAATCCGCATTGAGAGACGGTACCAGAATCAGAAGATTTCTAGGATCTGGTAAAGGTGGTACTTTTTTAACAAAACAAATACTATTACAAGGATTTGCTCCATTTGACGAAACCAAGATTTATAATCCAGCAAGCCCTCTTTTGGCTGCGGTTAGATTATCAACATTTGGTGCTATAGAAAGACCCACCAGATTTATAGATAGTAGCAATATCGTCGGTGGTTTAATGGGTGCTGCCGGTATAGGTGGTATTACAAAAGCTATTGGTGGATTGTTTGGTGCAACTGAAGGCAATCCATCTCCGCCACGTAGTAGTGTGGCTAGTGCAGCTAGTGAGCCAAAGAGTGGATTGGGTGGATTTTTCAATTTTACAGGATTACTTGGTGGTGGCGATAAAGCAGATCAAGTAATGCCTATTACAGGTCGAGATGGTGTTAAAGGATTACTAAGAGGTAATACAGCTACTGCTGGTTACAACAACAAACGATATAAGAGTTTGATGAGTAATTCTACAGGCAAAGGCGGATTCTTTAGTAATCTACTAAAATCAGCTGGGTCATTTTTAAAGAATAATACGATTCTAGGTGGATTGTTGCCACCTACTCAACCAATAGCAGGATTAAATTACAGAGCTGACGAAGATACATATGATCTGATGTTGAATACCAATAGATGGAGTAATTCTATTACACACGACAGAACAAGTGGTAAGAAGAGTGCTAATCTAAATGTTAATTTAAATCAGGGTAACAATTTGTTATATACAGGCACACAACCAAAATCAAAAGGTGGTTTTATTGGTGGGTTGTTAAAAGCAGTTGGATTACAACAAATAACAGGAGGCAACAGCAGTGGTACAAGTGGAATGAGATTTTTTGCCACTCCTCTGACAAACATAGTTTCTAAACGATTGAGACTATATGTTCAAAGCAATAAAAATTTAAGAAACAACAGCTTTTTATCTGTTACATATTCAACTACACCTGGCGTTGGTAAATTAACAGATTCGTATACAATTAGTAATGTTGAAATTAGTTCTGTAGACGGCGCTAATACAAATAGATACGGTGATTTAGTTAAAATAGATGGTGATGTAGAATATAGTGATCAATTGTTAAATTATAAACAATATACCGATCCTAAATTATCTGTAAACTATCAACGTACACTTTCAGATAAAACAGATAAAACTGTAGAATATATTCAAGATTTAAGCAGAATTTTAAAAACCAAAATTGCTGGAAACGACAATTTAAAGTATGGTGTAGATCCTATATTTGGAAAAACACAACAGTATGCCACAGATGATGTTGGTTTTAATTATTTAGCGAAAGTAAAATCAGACAGAACCAATACTGACGGATCTGATAGTGCAAATCAATACACCTATACTGGTCGAATCAGATATGAAAGAAAAGAAAAGTTTCCAACTCTATTGGGTAAAAAAGAAGGTAGAGACAGATTTATAAGACCCACCAACAATGTTGACTATGTTAACAGCTTGGGTGTATTAAATGCTGATGAATTTGCTGAAAAATATAATGATCAATTTAACGGATTGGGTCCTGACTTGGTTAAGTTTTACTTCTATGATATAGTTAACAACAGATTTATACCGTTTAATGCTACTGTAAAAGGGTTACAAGAAAACAATACATCTACTTGGGAACCAATTGAATACTTGGGTAGACCTGACAAGTTATACTATTACAAAGGATTTACCAGAGACGTTAGTTTCAATTTTAAAGTGGTTGCACATTCTGTTAAAGAATTATTACCTATGTGGCAACGTGTAAACTATTTGGTGGGTTTAACCAGACCTTCTAATTATACTTCCACTGTAAATGGTGGATTTATGATACCACCGATGGTGCAATTTACACTTGGAGATTTTTACAAAAATCACTTTGTGGTTTTAAATTCGTGCAATGTTAGCATACCTGAAGATGCATCTTGGGAATTAATTAACGAGAGTACTGTACAACAACAAGACTGGAGTTATAATTTAGGAAATATATTTACATTTGACAAAACCAGTATGAAAGGTAAAGTTGCGCAATTTCCAAGAGAAGCGGAAATTACTATCAATATGTCATTGATGGAAAAAGACAGACCAAAAACAGGAAGAGCTTTGTGGGGAAATGCTCCTGTTGCAACTATGACTCAGGCGGATGCTGGAGAAACTGCTACTGTATCTACATTTGGTACAACCGATCTTTATGGCGATAAAGATTATAATGATGTAGCTAATAATGATTTCTCTATGAATATGCGATATGATGTTGACAGACAAGGAAATAAATGAGATATCAATTTACGCCAACTGAAAAAAGATATGATGGGAAATTGGTATTTAAGACCACGTATTATCCCAATATACCGGAAACCGAGGACGATATATACATTACCGCATCCAATGAAGATTATTTGGATGCTTTAGCCAAAAAGTATTATGGTGATGAAATGTACTGGTGGATAATTGCTTTGGCTAACAACATATCTGATGGCAAATTGTCCGTTAATGCAAATAAACAATTAAGAATTCCAGGCAATTTACCAAATATATTACAGAATCTCAAACAGATTAATAGTTAAGTTATATGGCATACGAGGATGAAATTGCAGAAGAACCTAGATGGTGGGAAGTACAAAACATTCCTGTTGCATTAATTCGTGAATTAAGACGCAGAAAAAACTCAAATAACGTTGGTTTTAACTATCCAACCCCAGGTGACCCAAGTGGTGTTGTATATGATTTCTACAATAAACATGGTCAGTACAAAGGACCAATGACTCCGTGGGTACGAGTTTTTTCAAATGGCACTGGTATAGCTGGAAATGGATTGGTACCTCGTAGTACGATACTAAATAAAAACGGAGAAGAAAAGAGTTATGATGGATTCTTGTTTATGCCTGGCAGTGGATTTTATGAAATGTATGGTTTTAAACAAGATGGCAATGTATTAAAACAAGACAAGTCTGTTATTGGATATGAAGCTAATGGAAATCCACATTATATAGATTCTAGATATAGAAATCAATTTTCTTACAAGTGGCCAAGTACATTTAACAAAAACGGCAAGATTATAGAAAGCGTACAGAAATCTGAAGTGTCTTCTGTGTTACCACCACCTAATTTAGATAGCATAGAAATAAAAACTAGCAAAGATATGTTGTCGTTTGCTACCATAAAATTCAAATGTTATGGATTGGCTCAGTTGGAATATCTAGCACCATTCTTTTTGACACCCAGAATAAATGTGTTTGTTGAAATAGGATGGAATTTGTTTAATATCAATTCACTGATTGATTTATCCAGCAAAAATGAATGTTGGTCAATAATACAATCTCCACAAAAAATAATGGATAAATGGTACCAATCGTATGGTAATTATGGTGGTATTACTGGAATTGTAACCAAGTATAATTTTTCAACACAAGACGGTACTATATATGATTGCAATGTGGAACTAACTTCTCGACAAGCATTATTTGCTGGTATGCCTGCGGAAAACAATGTAAGTACCACAACAAATTCAAAGACCGATTCCAATGGCAAAAAAATACCAACAGAAACAAAAGAATATACAGGATTAAAAACGTTTTTGAAAACCGCTTTACCCAAGTTAAAGCAAGTTGTTATTGATCGTAAAAATTTTATGGAATATATTGCTACAAACGGTATATCCAATTCGGAAGATTATGACAATTCTAAAACACAAGAGTTTTTAAAACAACAAACTTTTTATGATGGAAAAATTGAAAACAGAATTTTTATAGGAAGAACAGATGCGCCTAATGTATATAAAAAACCAGCTGTACCAGTTGGAGAAGAAAATATATCATATAAATCAACTAATATTGGTGGAGTAAATTACAAAGCTGTATCATATAAAGATGATCGTTGTGATTTTGATACCAAAGGCGACGATGAAGTGTGGATGCAATTGGATTTTCTTTTTGAAGTTGCTAACAAATTCTGTTCCGTCGTATCAAATAAAACATTTACTATTAATGTAGATAAGATAATAAATGCACATCCAAATTTAATAAGTTGTGACCCACACGTATTAATACCAAATGGAATTGCTCCTAAATTTAATATTGGCAAAAAACTTCCAGATGAAAGTTACTTAAATACTATAAAAAATAATAAATTGGATCCAACTGCACAAAGTCGAGTTGAAAATGAAATCAAGTCTGGTGGATATTTGAAAAATGGTGATCCAAATCAAAATGCGTTTTTAAAATCAAAATATGATGTCGAGGTAACTAATGTAAACGACGAACTTTATAGAGCTGCTAAAAAAGTCGAAACTGTATTTAAAACAGCGGGTGCTTATAGAGATAATTTAGATACTGTTATCAATAGATTGTACTATGA